TACTCTCCATCAGTTCGGAAATTGGCGTCTCCGACGCGGGGACCTCTGGAGCTGGCTCTTCACCAGGAACCATCTGCTCCCCTGCCGGATTGATGTTGGAGTTCACCAACTGGTTTGCGGCCTCGTCCTTGGCTTGTGGCCACCCGAACTTAGGTCGCAGCTCGTTAGCGGTACCGATCTCGTTCCGCTTGACCGAGTCAACCAACGAAGACATCTCCTCCAGCGGGACATTGAGGAATGGATCCTCGATTGCCATTACTCGCTGGTTCTGCGTTCTAGCAGTCTTGGTGAGGAACGTCCTCGTGATGGCATCCGTGATAGCCTTTAGAACTGGGCGAACCGTTCGGTTCTGGTAGTTCAGCATCTGACGAGCGTCGGCCTTGCCGTTGAATACATCCTCAGTCATACCAAGCTGGTTGTACAGCTGAGTAGTGAGCCATTGGATCTGACTCATGAGATTGTTCTCGGAAGGCCTGTTGAGTTGAGTGATCCGCTCGGCACCATCAGTGTATGCAATACCGTACTGCGAACCAGCGAGCTGATCCTCAATAGCTTTGCGGCGGGCTTCTGCCTGCTGCTTCTTCAACTCAGTCTTTACGACGTAGGGAAGCTGGATAATGATGTCGAGCTTGCCCGAGCCAGACTGTCTGTCGATAGCGTCCAGCAGATGAAGCTTCTGAGTCAACCGCTGAAGAGTTGAATTCGGAGCATTCATCACGCTGTAGAGCGGATTGTTCACTACTGCCACGAAATCTTTAGGTAGAGTGAGCTGCTCACGTTGCCCAGTGTTGTCATTGTAGACTTCCACCCGAACGTGACGCGGGAACCACTGGAGTATCTGCCCGACTCGCATGGACCGAACATCCCACCCCGCCGTCATGTTGGGGCTCACGTTCGTGTCAACGGGAACGATCGCTACGGCGCCCTCCTCAAACAGTGTGAGGACAAGATCCTGGAAGAACCCCTGTCCTGTCTGATCGATGTTAGCACTGAGCGAAAGACAATCGTCGAGGTCGCTATTATGATAGCTCTTCAGATTACCGTTATCGTCCACTTTGACATGACGAATAGGTACGTTAGAAACATCGATAGCAATCTGATTGTAGATGCTGGTAACGATCGTCTGATCGCCAGCTACTGGTCGGTAGTAGGTACTTGGATTTCCGAAAGTCTGCATCCCATACTGTGGCGTATAATCCGCTTTATCCGGAGATCCACGAAAAGCGTTCCATGCGTGACTTAGTCTATCACCGAAACCCATTTCACCTCCTCGCTCATTCGAATGCCTCCTTGTTCAACTTGTATGCCACGAAGGCATCCATTAGAGCCGCTACCGAGTCGATCTTCTCTTCCGAGCGTTTCTTCAGTAGCTTCCGGTTTCCATTAGTATCTTCGAGGGTAACACAGTTCCCCATCGTAAACGACATCAGTTCTTGATCAAAGATCAGTAGTCGTTCGGCGGCAAGCTTTTTGAGCTCGCCCAGGGGGACCGACTCTGTTCGAGCACCCTGGATCACCTTCTCGACACCGTATGGTCCGTTCTCCTGCTCCCACCTTGTGACGAACTCTTTAGCATTGTATGGGTCGAACCCAAACGCAGAGACATCGTATTTCTGGTCCGCAATGTGCTGATCCAGATCCTCATAGACTTCCATCATGTCCAGAACTGTGCCATCCATGACTCGGAGGGTTCCTTCCTGAATGAAGTCGTCATACTTCATTCGAAGAGCGCCTGGAAGCTTCATCAGGGTTAACTCCGAGATGTAAGCCAACGTCTTTACGCCGAAAGCTTGATTCCGGAGAGGGAACAAGAAGGTGAATGCACAGAAGTCGTCGCCCTGGGAAAGGTCTGCACCCATAGCGCATTGCATGTTCCAGAACGTATTTTTTCTGTGTGGCTTGGTTTCCTCGTAGGTGAAGAAGTACGTGTATCCCTCCATAGGGATCCCGAACCTCTTAGCTAAGATGTCGTTTCGAGCAGCCGGAGCCTGTTCCATTCGCTCCACATCCTGCTGATACCGTTCGTAAGAGACCGTAATACCGATATTGGGCTGTGCTTTGACCCACATAGAGGGGTCGGCCACTTCCTCAATCTTGTCTAGACGATAATACCATATGGAGATGTGTGGAGCTTGGTATTCACCCTTAAGGATTTTGAGCAACTCCATTTTCATGGTGTCGCCTACCGCATTTCGGATCGTCCCCTCCGACGAAACCGCCAGGATGACGAAGTCGTCGATCTTGGACGCCCCCTGTTCGAGTGCACCGACGACGTCCTCTCGGACATCACCGGATAGCCACTCATCAACAGTACAAACCTTAGGTCTGAGACCCTGCAGCTTGTCGATGGACATGGGGCGAACCTCGAGGAGAGATCCGGTTAGGAAGTTCTCGACTCCCTTTTTGGTCGCCACCAGCTTTTGACGGAAAGCTCGGTTGCCAGTTGTATTTTGAAGCGATCCCTCGGTGAGGAACTTATATAACGGGCCCCTGGCTCGGGTGATAGCGGTCCTAAATGGACCCATCACTTCCTCTGCCTGTTTCATCGTCGGCGCTGTGGCGATTTGATGTGTCGTCGTAGTGTCGATCACCATGAAGTAGTTCTGGATGAGCGACATGTACATAGACTTAGCGGCGCCTCGAGCGACGATCAAGTACTGCTTGACTGTCAGGCGCTTTTTGACGGTCTTGGTGACGTAGTGTCCGCCAATGCCGTCGTCATAAGGCTCATAGACCTCGCGATCTATGAAGTAGTACCACCCGAATAGCTGTTCGGCCCAAAGCTTGAAGCTGTCGAGTAGGTATAGGTCGGCTCCATCGGAAAGGGTCAGCTCATTCTCGCAGTAGGAGATGAATCCTTCGACTGCGAGGTCATCGTAGTAGTAAGTCGGATCGGCGATAAGAGCGTCGATCCTATTCATCTCGCAGGAGATCTCCTCGCAGACGGGAATCTCTCCTCGAATGACTGCGTCTCGGAACTGCCCGTAGTATTTTGGTACTGCGGTGTTCGAGAGCATTACTTAGCCGTGCTCCCCGGGTTACGAGGGTACCGCCGCTGCTTACCGGAAGGCTTAGTCTGCGTATAGGACTTCTTCTTCTCGATCAGCTTGACGTTACCCTGCTGTCGGGTAGTGATCTCGGCCTTGGCTCGAGGCTTGGGCGGTGTGTAAGCCTTACCCTTAGCCTTTGCCGCTGCAGCACGAGCTTCCTGACGAGACTCTCGGGCCGCCCTACGGACGGTGGAGTCGTTGGCGATGACCTGAGCGGCCTCGTAGCCTTCCTTAGCCTTCTTGACGGCTTCCTTGACCTTGTCCGAGGTGTCCTTACCGTATTTTGCCTCTACGGCGCTATCGAATGCTCGTTTCATCACCTTGGTTGCGGCATAGGTGCCGGCCTTGGTGATGCTGCTCTCAAGAATCTCTCGGGCGACCTTTCGCCCACGGATTGTGTGGCGGTCGGCCTTGAGCTCTCGATAACGCTGCTCCTGCTCGAGGCGCTTGATGCGCTTCTGCAGCTCGGCGTCGCTGAACTTTCGATAGGACTGCTTGCCGCCCTTGGTCTTTACCGGCTTGGCTGCTTTAACCTCGGCTCGTTTAGACTTGTACGCCTTGAGGGTGTCGTTTGCTGCACCAAGTTTACCAGCCACTGTCTTTCGACCAATGCTAGCTTTCTTGGTGATGACCCCCCACTTCATGCCTTTGACGCCGTGGTGAGCGATATCGGCTATTTGTCGTTCTCGGTCTGATAGATCAGTCGCCATGCTGCCTCCTCAATCAGCTTCTGATAGGAAGTGACCACGAAGGAGTTTGACGGCGGGTCGAAGATAAGCCTAACCTTCATGGCGATGTATGACTTGATGGTCGCCATATCATCGATCCCGAAGAAGGCTTCCCACCCAGTCGTTTTCTCGATCGGATCCTCGCATTTTGCCCCCAGCTGGTTGAGCTCCATCCGGCAGGTGTTGATGTGCATTAGAATCTGATCGTCGAAGGCTTCATATCCCGGAACAATTCCGAGAGCCTTCTTTGTGTCCTCAAGAACTGTTCCCATTAGATCCTCCAGGGAGCTTGATCGTTCGGTCGACGCTCCACTACTTGGGTCGTCAACCTAGATCGGTCTCCGAAGTGTATCGCGTTGTGGGTATTCTTGCAAGTGGTGATGAGGAACTCTGGATCTAGGATGTCCGGGTTGAATTCCTCGAGGTCTTTAGGCTGGATCGGGTTCATGTGGTGTATCAGCGGCATGTATCCGATGTCATAACCCTCGACCCCGAGGTCCCTGGCCTCATCTCGAGCCAGAACAAAGTTGCGAACCTTTTTCCATTCCGTAGAGGAATAGAATCGCTGGTTCAAGTATCGATCGAAGCCGAATGTACTGGTTCCGACTTGCCCGGTGAGAGAAAGGTAGTCAAACCTCGCTTCGAACGTATCAAGTCGAGACAGATCACTGTATGTCCGTAACACTTCCCGCTCCAGAGTATGTTCGGAACGCCTCAATCGCTTCCTTGTACTTCTTTTCCGCTTCCTCGGCGGAGACGAGAGCCGTCTTCTTAGCCTCGAGCAGAGCTGTCTCGTGTCGAAGCTTCTCAACCTCTAGCGCTTCTCTTGTGGAGGCGAGCTTGAGGTAGTGATTAACGGTTGTAGCGGGCGCCGAGCCGTCTCGAAGCTGCTTCTCAGCGAGCTCTAGCGCAAGATTAATCATCTGCGCCTCTCGTTGCTCCACAGTTCGTGCCGGTTTGATCGGTACCGCGGCCCTTTTACCCATAGTTTGCTCCTTTACTAGAGGGGTTTGGACCCAATTCGAGGTTAGATTCTGGCGATCCCTTAATGAGCGAGACCAGCGGCAGGAAGGAGCACACAAAAACCTACCTAGGACCACCAGAACCTAATCCCGAATTGGGTTTCCAAATATACCTCCGGGGAAAATATGGAG